CCTAACCTCATGTGGCATAAATATCACAAAACTATCTTTTAAAAAACCTTTTTCTCCATTCGTGGCAAACATAGGTATCTTTAACACCTTTGCTTCCCCACCTACCACAGAATGATCTACGATTACTGTAAAGTCCACAGTTACCACAGGCCTCTGCTTTTAAACTTTTATGAAAAGATTGAGGTAGTGAATAATCTATTATCTCTCCATTGGCATAAAAATTACTTCTTTTTTTGTCCATTAATCATTTCTACTATTTTATTTAATTTTTTTAAAGCAGTATCTCTTTGAATCTTAACTTGGTCTAATTCTTCTTTTATCTTTTCTTTTTCTAATCTTAATTTTAGATTTATATTACTTCCTATTCTATGCTCTATTTCCATTATCTTATCTCCTCGTTATTCCATTGTATGAGTAAGCAAATTATAAATAAATAAATTAAACCTACATATAAAATACTTAAAATCATTATTATTTACCTTGTCCTTTATATTTTTTATATGATCTTCGTTTGTGTTTATTTATAGATGAGGTTTTTACTCTCCCACCACCTATTGAGGTTCTTTTATGTTTCTTTTCATAGACAACAATCGCACCATATACATTACCCTTTTTTTTTGCCATCGTCTATTTCTTCTGGTTTAGCATTTATAATTAATGGTAAAGGCTCATTAAAATTTGTTTGTTCTATCTTATCTCTTTGATCTAAATGTTGCTTTCCTAACCATATCTGCATAACAACATTACCTGATAAAGCTTTCTCAAATTGTGCTCTCCTTAAACTTATTCTGCCCATCTCTCGCCCCTTTTTTATAAGGTGGACATAATGCCTTTGTAAAGTCTTTGTAGAAACCTCACAGAATTCTGCAATCTCTTCAAAAGTACAATGTAATTGCGCTAATTTCTTTACTGCTTCAGCGTCTATTTTTTTAAGTGGTCTTGCCATATAGCTTATTATGTCTTTTTTTAGTTTAATTTCAAGTGTGGAGCGTAGGGGTAGGAATCGCACCTCCTATCTAAGTGGGGGTACCACCTAGCCTTTCTAAAGCCTACGCAATATATTGTTTTAATTCTCCATTTATTATCTTTTCTAAAGATTTATCAAATAAATATATATACTTATATTTTTTCATATTTACCTTAGTAAATTCATCTCTATTAAAATCTAAATCTTCTCTATTTTTTTGATTAATAGTTCTAGAATGATAAAATTTTCCATCTTGAGTAAAATGCGTTGCACCTTTAGTTTCGCCTAAATAAAGCCAATTCATTGCTTGATATATTTTACCTTTATGATTTTGCATAGGGTCAGCATAACTTATTACTGCTTTTATATTAGGAAAGTCTTTTCTTAATTTCTTCATACAAAAAGAAACTATTTTAGATACAGGGTTTTTATGCTTTGTAAGGGCAACTCTAACTAATTCACATACTTCATAAGGTGTAAGATTAACTACTTTAGACATATTAGGATTAGCCCCAGAACCGAATAAAACCGAGCCTATAAATTCTTTATCTTCCCACACTCCAAATCTAACTAATTTTCCAGATGGCATGGCTTTAGAATAATGATAATTTAATACTGCATATTTAGAAGCTTCATAACTGCAATAGTCTATAAATAATCCTTTATCCATTTATAACTTGGCCACATTCAGGACATATTTCTTTAGTGTCTTGATCTAGCTTTCCTTGATCATCTTTATCAGTAGGTTCAAATAAATCTTTATCTAGCATAATATCTTTAAGTTCTAATGCATCAAATCCTGTTAAATCTAAATCAAATTTATCATCTTTTAAAACTTGTAATTCGGACATAAGTAATTGCTTATCCCATTGAGATTCAGCACCTGATCTATTATCCATTATTCTATAAGCAATAGCTTTATTTTTATCAAAATGTTTTTTAATTACGAAAGCTTTAGTTTTATTAAGTTGTTTAAGGGCTTTCCATCTAGTATGGCCAACAACTATAACATTATTTTGATCTATTACGATAGGTTGATTATTTCCAAATTCTGATATAGAATTTTTAACTTTTTTAACTGCTTCTTGTGAAATTTCTCTAGGATTATCTTTATAAGGTTTTATCTCACTTATATCCATTTCTATAATTTCCATATTATCCTTTTAATAGTTTAGTTAAAGAATTCCATAAATTAGGATTTTGTCTAAATATTTTTTCATATCCATCTCCAATAGCTTGTGCAATAGGTTCCTCTCCCCTATTATTTACATCTATTCCTGATTGATAAATTATTATGTGAAATAACTCGTGCATTATTGTATTAAACAACTTTATTCCTTTTACCCTTTTATCAAATACAAGCAAGTTCTTATTAGGCTCGTAAAATCCATATAAATTTTTTAATATTTCATATTTAATTTTAATCTTTTTTCTGCCATATTTAATGCTTTGTATATTCATCTTTGTTTAATGTAGCCCTTAAATATTCTATTTGCAGTTTAAGTTGTCTATTTTCAATACTTAATTTAATTATTCTTATTCTGCAATACCTAAATATTCTTAATAAAGCTTTCATTGAACTAATTGAATCTGATGTTTCTCATCAAATTTATCTATTTTATACTCCTTTCCATCTTTAGTAAATTTTTCAAAAGAACCCTCTACACCTTTATGAACATATCCTAATGCTTTTAATCTATTTATTAAATCAGGTATTTCATTATCTTCTTCTATCTCCCATCTTCTTTGAGATAACCATGTAGCAAAATGAGGTATAAATTTAATATCCTCTATTTCTTTTATTTGATTATTATAAATTCTAGCAATATCCTCTATTGTTAATCCTATTTTACCATCTACTTTAATAAAAATTTGATAAGATTTATATTTAGAACCTCTTTTTTTACTTAATAAACTCCATAGTTGCTCAAACTGACTATCATATTTATCATTAGGTATAGGTTTAGGTATAGGTATAGGTGCTTGAGTTTTGCTTGTAGCTAAATCTCGTTTTGCTAGACCACCCTTTTTACCAGCTTCTGCTCTAGCATTGTATTTATTAGTTAAATACTCATGTTCATGTATTAATCTTTTTTGTGTCCATGTATTTTTATTACGATTTTCCTTATCTTCTGAATTTAATATAAAAAATTCTTGCAAAACTTCATAAACATTTATGCAACAATCATCTGTTTTACATTGACAAATTCTATAAGCATTTTCAGTAGTAAAGGGTTTAGCATTTTTAGTCCATGCAAAACTTAGTAGTCTAATATATATTCCTATAGCTTCGTTAGTTAAATGGACAGTTTCAGCAGTAAATGTATCTGTAAATAATTGTAGTGCATGAAATTTATTTGTTTCCTTTGTCATAAAATATATCTTCCTTTTCTAATTGTTTGATTTTTTGATTTGTTTCTTCTAAAAGTTCATACTCTGTTCCGAACAAAGAATAAAACTTTTTTTTATTTAAGTGTACTGATTCATTTCCCATATTATGATGTTGTGGGCATAAAGGTATTGTATCAGTATGTGGTGGTCTTAAACCTAATCCTGTATGGTTCCTAATGTGATGTATTACAGGTTCTGAAAAAAGACCTCTTTTAGAACAAGCTATGCAACCGATTTGTCTTAATTTATCAAATCTTTCTTTATCTTGTTTTTTCATTTGTTCATGTTGTCTATGTCTATTGCGATCTATAACTTCAAAGTGTTCTTCTTTAAGTTCAGTCACTTAGTTTATCCTTTATTTTATTTATATGATTTTCAATAAAGGTTAATTCTGATTTTATTACATCATCATCTTTAGGATTATAGTCTGAAAGCTCAACTAAACTTCCAAGTCTTATCATTTTTAATAATCTTTTAAATGCTCTCCGAACATGCATATCAGACATATCCGAAACCATAATCCAATCTTGTTTAGACTTTGAAAAATAATATTCTTCAGGTGTAGATTGTTGAGTTTCATCAGTTTTAGGAATATCTAAATAATCTTCGCCACTCATAATAAACTCCTTTGATTTGTATTAGTTTCTTTATAAGGCTTCCAATCAAAATCTACAAGCCTATATTCTTTACCATTAAACTTACTTTTAAAAGATTCTTCTGTGTAAGTTTTTGCAGTTTTTAATTTATCATAAGGTATAAACATATATTCTTTACCATGAGTTATACCTAGAGATTCTTTTAATCTTAATGCTTTTTTATAAATGTAATCTCTTACGCTTACTTTTCCTAACCAAACTTTATCTACTTGAACTTTGATCATTTGTTATCTCCATTTCTTTAGTTAAAATTAAAGGCTTTAATTCAGTTTTATAAACTAACTTTTCTATTCTTTGCATAGCTTTTTCTTTTTCCATTATAGAAATATCAGCACCATCTAAAACTTGATAAGGGTCGCCTAATTGAAAACTTGATAATGGAACCTTTAAACTAACACAAAATTGTAAAAGCTTTTCTGATGTTATTTTATTTTGCATATGTTCGTACTTTTGAACTTGCTGAAAAGTAACACCTAACATTTTTGAAATTTGAGTTTGTGTTTTTTTATTTGCACAACGATGTGCAACTAGCATTGAAGCTATTTGTAATTTAACATTCATATATTTTCCTGTGAGTTAGTGGGGAAAGAAATCGGTAAAAACTTTCCCCATTTATAACTAGAAAGGGAGCATAATGATTACACTCAATTTCTTTTTTATCCGATTTAATCATTATCTGCAATCTATTTAAACTCTAGTGTAAGTATATACAAATTAATTTACTTTTTATTAATATTTTTGCTTTATCAATAAATAACACGCTAAAAGTGTTATTACATAGGCTTTATTAATTATTTACTTATCTGTGAAAATCATGATTAATTAGTGAATAACTAATAAGGAGAAAAAAACATGTACTATAATATATATACTAAACAAACTTTTTCAGGAAAAAATCTTGAAAAATTAGAAGCTACTAATCTTAAAGGTGGTTTCTGTACTTTTAATCAAGCTAGAAAACTTAAAGCAAAAGTTATTAAAGGTTCTAAAGCAGTTTGCAAACTTTCTAGAATGGTTTCAGAGGGTAAAGAAAACGAATTTAGATCATACCCTGTATTTCACGAATCACAAATAGAGTTTAGAAAGGAGAGTAAATAATGGATATATGCGAACACAACATACCTAAAGAAGTAAATATAATTAATGAAGCTACAAAGATAACTAAAGAATTCAAATCAGTTGAAGAATTTTCAGATTATCTTTTGAGCCTTAAACCAGAACTTTTTGATAATACATGGGATTTATATGATGAAAGTATTTATGGTTTAACAACTAGAATTTGGTTCTCTAAAGGCCAGATAATAAAATCGGATTTGTTTGAAGATAAAACATTTTCGCTTAACTTAAAGGAGAAAAAATAATGAATAAATTTCATAAAACTATACATGAGATTTACGACTTACCCATGAAAGATAGAATTAAGTATTGTCAAGATTTTGTTTATAATCTTACAAAGCTTAAATTTTCATGGAAAGAAGCAAAAAGATATTATCACGAAATGTTTGATTGCGATACTTACGAAAACGATATTTATATAGTTATGGTTTTTAGAGGTAAGCAAGCAGATTGGCAAATTCATGATAAAGAACTTAAAGGTCAAATGACTTATATATCTATAAAAAATAGAGATAAAACTTCAATTCATGATTGGAGACACTTACAACAAATTAAGAATGAGTTAGTAGGTGTAGATTGTGAAGCAGTAGAAATTTATCCTAACGAGGATAGATTAGTAGATACAGCTAATCAATATCATCTGTTTGTATTTCCTAAAGATTACAAAATACCTTTTGGTTGGAATACTAGATCAGTTATTAAGGAAGAATTAAAAGGTGGTTATAATAAAACAGGACAAAGAAAAATAGAGGAGACAACAGATGTTGATATTCGGCAAAACTAAAAGTGATTGGAAAGCAATAGAACTACATTATAGACGAGAATGGTTATGTTTTGTAATTGGTTTAATAATAGGAGTAATAATATGAGTTTAGATAAAGAAATAAATTATTCATTTAAAAAGGTAAGATTAATTGAAAGATTAGTCACTTATCATGATTTAAAATCAGATTTGGATAAATTAATAGATCAAATAGAAAAAGAATTAGTTTTATTAGATAAAGAAAATGCAGAGAAAGGAGATCATAATGTCACTAAAGGAACAAAGGCTTAAATTTATAAATAAAATATCTTTAAAGAGAAGATGGACATTTGGAGATAATAACCCATTCTTTGTAGAAGTTTATGAATTAATGGATAAGATTCAAGCAACTACATTAAAAGAATACAAAAGGAAGTTAAAACTAGAAAGGAAAAAATATGAAAAAATGGCTATGCTTAATTATATTCGTACAAGCTTGTGCATATAAGCCTGTAATTGATACTGCTGGAAGAAGTGGAACTTTTGATAAATCTAAAGCAGAAGAAATAACAAACGATTTGCAACATTGTAAAATGGTTGCAGATAGTAATACTTCATTTTGGGGAAGCATTAATTATTGGGTAACAAGCCCTACTGCTACAACTCAAAATGAATCAATTTACAGAAAGTGTCTTATTAATAGAGGACATTCTGTATTAAACTAGAAAGGAAAATATGAATCAATATATTTATATAGTTAAAATGGGAGAAAATAAAACACATAAAGTAAATTTAAAAAAGTTTGTTAAAGCAGTTAATCAATCTTTAATAACTGAATCTGTTTTTTTAACAAAAGAAAAAGCAAAAGAATGGATTAAAAGTGAAAAGATATATAGAAAAAATGTAGAAGCTTTACGAAAAGAAAGTATCAAAGAAAGGTTAAAATATGAATAAACAAATAAAAACAGATTATATGATTAAAGGAATGATTGAGGATTTTACAAAAAAACCTAATCACAAGCTTTTAGATCAAATAATAGGTCTAAAATTTAAGCATATTAGACTTAAAAAGGATATTACTGCAGAAGCAGTAGTACAAGATAATAAAATATACTTTAAGACAATTTATAGTTTATATAAATTCGAAAAAGGTATAACAACTACAACAGCTAAATTATTTGCATTAAGTAAGTATTATAAATACGACATAACGCAATTATTTGAACGATTAAACTAGAAAAGGAAAAAAAATGTCAACAAAAATAAGTATAGATAAACATGGTAACGAAATAGAGTTTAACCCTAATGAAAAAAAATATAGATATAAAGTTAATGGTGAAGTTAAGACAGGTTGCACATCTGTAATTGACCCTAGATTTGGAAAAGCTGGAATTGTAGGTTGGGCAAAAAAACTTCCATTAGAAGCTTTAAGATGGCAAATGCAAGAAGATAAAAAACCTATTGATGAGATAGAAGCTTACATTTCTAAACTTAAAATAAAAGTAGCAGAACTTTCTATTAAAGATGCAAATATAGGAACAATGATGCACACACTTTGTGAAGATTATATTTTAGGTAAAAATCCTGTAGCACCTACCTCTGAACCATTAAAAACTATGTTCCCTAAATTCACAGAATGGTGGGATAATATGAATATAGAAGTTGTAGAAACTGAAAAAACATATTATTCGCAAGAATTAGATACATGTGGAACAGTAGATTTAATTTGTAAAATGAATGGTAAGTTAGGATTAATTGATTTTAAAACATCAAAGTCTATTGATTATTCTAACTATCCTGTTCAAATATCTGCTTATCGAAAAATGATAATGGATAGTACAGATTATAAAATAGAATTTTTAGGATTAATAAATATTCCTAAAGATAAAGGTCTTCCAATTAACTTTAGAAAAATTAAAGTTAAGAATGATTATTTAAAAGCTTTTAAATTGTGTAAACAATTATTAGAGTTTGAAAATGATTATGCTAAACAATTAAGTGATTGGAAGAAATTAGTAAATAAACAAAAACAAAAAAAGAAACAATAAGGATAAACATGACACAAACACAACAAGGACAACTACCATTCTGTGGTTTAACATTAAAGATGTATAGCACAGGAAACAAAGCCCCAAAAATGGAGTACACAGCTTCATCTAATAAGGCTAAATTTAAATGTACTTTAACTAAAAATATGTACGATCTAAAAGATATAAATATATGGTTAAATACACCACAAGTTCAAGAGTATGTTCGATCAGGACATCTTTTAAAGTGGGGTAGTAAAATAGTACAAGGAGAACAAAATCAATTTGGAGATGGATTAGAGTTAGAAGTAACCTATTTCATGGTTAAACCATTTGGTGGAAATAATAATTTTAATAAACAAAGTTATACTCCTCAACCTCAACCTACTATGCAACAACAAAGCTATCAACAAGCAAAGCAAGGTATTCAGCTTACTGATGATAAGTTGCCTGATAGTCCTAAAGAGGAGATAGATTGGGCTAAAGAAAACCGAACTGATTTTAACCCAGATATGTATGAACAAGAATTAGGTTAATGTCTAATCAACCGAAATACATAGAGTTAAGACCGAAAACTTTTAACCCTGATCAAATATTAATTTATTTAGATAAAGTAGATAGGCTATTTGCTGATACTGAAATTGAATATAATAATATTAAAAATCAAGTTCAAGAAGTTTTTGATTTTGTTGTTAGCGAAAAAATGGATAATGAAAAAATATCTGTTTCTTTAGCAAAAGTTAAAGCAAGTAATGATGAAAGATATAGAAAAGTAAAAGCTGATCTTTCTGCAAGTCATAAATTATATTTGTATTATAAAATACAATCTAAATTGGCTCATTCTTATTGTGAAAACTTAAAGCAACAATCTATTAATAATCTAGCAACTGAAAAGCTGACTAGAGGATAAATGAATTTTACTAACGAAAATTGGATTGCTCCTTTGTTTATCAGTTAGTAAATAGAGTTATTAGCGAGAGTTAATAATTTGGCTAGGGTGGTTTCTTAATCTGGTTTGGAACTGCCCTAGTTTATAGTTACATCAAAATGTTTTAAGTTAGTTTTAGAAGTGATCTTTATTTCTTTATAATTATAATCAATTAATTCTACATCATGATGTTTAGTTAAATCTTCAATAGCTTGTAAAAGTTTAGGTCTAGATGGTACTACATCTATAAATCTTAAAGCAACAAAATGGCCATAAGGATTATATTTTGATTCTATTTGAAATTCTGCTTCAATTATTACTGCGTCTATCATTAAGACATCTTACTACTTCTTACGCATAATGTCAGCACCTTTAAGACCATAGATCGCAGATACAACACCTATAAAAATAGCTTGATACCAATAAGGAAGCTGATTAAAATACTCAAAAAATAAATCTAGCTTATTACGAATTTCAACATCGTCAGAGAAGATAGACCAACCCAATATAAGAATAGGAATAGATATAAGAATGAGGACAAACTCGTCTTTGAAACCATTGTCATTACTCTCAATAATTTTTGCTTTATATTCAATTTCGCCTCTGCTCATTTTCTCTGCATGAAGCATTTGTGCGTCTGAAAGTAATTGTTTAGTTCGTTGTTTATTTTGATATAGCTTCGCTCCTGTCTTTACACCTAACGATAATAAATTCAACCACATAATTATTCTTTTTCTAATAATTCTATTTGCATATCAATAACATGTTTTGCTTTTTGCAAATCTTTAATTTGATCTTTTTTATCTTTCCATTTTTTATCATATCTAGATACATATTTAATTACATGAGTTTGACAAGCATTAAGATCATTAGCCATACAATACTCTAAAGGTTGAATTTTAAGCCTTTTATAGTGATTTCCTAATACCTGTTCAGAAAATGCTGAATTGTTTGTCTGCGTGGCTCTATGGCTCTTTAAAAGGGTCTTTTTTAGTGTGTTTGAACTCATACTATATCTCCTATCCAATCTCCTTTGGCATTTAACACCATCGGTAGTAATCTTGGTACACCATTTAAAATTATACCACAACCTAAAATAAATCTTGTTCTAAAATTTTTAGCATAAGCAAAAGCCATATTTTTTTGATTAATTAAACAACCTACATTCATTCCAAAGAAAAGGTTATCTGGGTTCGCCCACCAACTAATAACAAACTTAGTATGATAATGACCTTGAACACAACTCATTCCCATAGCTTGACTTGTTTTTAATACATCTGCTGATCTTCCATGTGTAAAAAAACATCTTTGACNATTNGCCATAGTAAGTGTTAAATCATCTATCCACTTCCATTTTTTAGTACCTAGAAAATCTCCATAATCTCTTAAAAATTCTTTACTCATTCCATACTTTAATGCTCGTCTATAAACTAGACTAGAGTGGTTTGAATCTACTTCTGTAACTTCTGGAAATATATCTTCTAATTCTTTTATATATTTTCTAGCTTCTTTTAATTCGTGTCCAGCAGAATATAGATCAGGGTTACTATCGTGCATTGAGATCGCATGAAAGTCTAAGCTATCTCCAATATTAACAACTGTATCAGGTTTAAATTCTTTTTTTATTTCTTTTAAAAATTTGATTGCGTCTTTGTGATGATATGGAATGTGCATATCAGATATAATAAGTATTCTCTTATGACTCATACAATTAATACTTGTACTTATTTTTAAGTGTTTGTAAAGGTTTAGACTTTATCAAGCAAAGTTACTATTACATAACCCATAGCACTTATTAATGAGCCTGTGCAGATTAGTAAAATCTTTTCTAATCTTTTAACTCTTTCTTCTATAAGACTAATTTTTTGATGGGTTAATTTCTGCATGATACGACATAGCTTTTCGTGTGATTCTATTTTTTGTAAAGCTGTTTTGCTCATTTGTTTTTCATTTTAATTTCTTAACTTTCCACCAGACCATTTAGTATCTGGTAATCCATTAGTATATGATTTTCCATCAAATGTTAATACTTGTTTTCTATTTGAACCATCTTTATATGAAACATGAATCCACCCACTATTAGCTTCGCCTGTATAATACTCTAAGATCAGTTGGTCAAAATCACAATGGTTTTGAATCCATAAAGCTACTTCAAGGTTGGAAACTCCTATCACTTCCATATCAACTGCTTCGCCAAGACAATGTTGTGATGTGGCTTTGCTACCAATGGCTTCTGATAATTCTGGAGAACGATAGCCACTTGTAATAGTTACAGGCTTATCAAATTTTACTCTTACAGGCTCTAGTATTTCATAACAAAGATCGCCTAAATTTTTAATCTCTCCACTACCAGCTTTATTTTTTATACCAAGCCTAATTCCTGTGCTTGATTTTTCCATCTCCTCTAATGTAAAATGTTTTGAAAGTTGCATAACTATCTCCTATGTTGATTATCTCGCAGTAGCTGGTACACCAGTTGATGTTACGAATGGATTTTCAGCGAAAGCCATGTAAATGTATGTTACTCCACTTGAATTAGTTGAACCATCTGCACTTCTACTTTTAAAACCATTACTTAATAAATCTAAAGCATTATCAGTATTTTCTCCATTAAAACTATTAGCATAAAGATTTCTATCTCCACCATTATATCCAAGTCTTTTATTGTCATGCATAGACCATGATAAACCTGCTGAACTTGATGCTTTAGTAATAACAAAAGCTGGTTTAAATCCTGTATAAACAAATGTTCCATCAGCATTTCCATTTCCTGTGTAGCTTCCAAATTTTGAGTAACCTTGTTTTTCTGCGAAGCAGTAGGCAATAATATTTTGTGAACTTTTATTTGTTTGAGTTGATCCATCTATAGTAAAAACTGTGCTTGATGGAACTGTTATGCTGTCATCACTTTTTGCATCAGTTGTATTTAAAAATAAATTGTCTAAACTTCCATCTATTGCAGTTGTAACCACTCTCCAAGTCTGTGCTTCACTTCTGTTTTTATAAAAAATTACTGATGGTGCAGACCCTAAGCCATGACCTACTGTTGCTGCACTTCCTGTTCCTGTATAAGACACAATACTAAATCCAGCATCAGTATTTACACTTCCTGTACTATCAATACTTCCTATTCCAGTTGAACTTGCGTCATTCGTAAATGATGTTCCAGCTTTCCAGTTCCATGATACATAGGTTTGTGATGAACTTTGGTTTGCGTTTCCATTATCTCCTAAAGTAAATCCATCACTATCAAATGAAGTTATTAAATTTGTATTTGTTTCTTCAACATCAGTATCATCACTTTTTAATTTTTTTGTGTTTCCTCTTACTGTATCTGTAAGTGCATGAGAAGATGTTAAATTTCTTTCTTTTATCCAAACAAAATCAGGTGACATATTTTCACTACCATCTAAAGTAATTGCTAGTGTTCCACCATTTCCTGTGTAGGTTTTGCATTGAAAATATAATTCTGGATTGTCTATTGTTGTATAAACTGCCATTTAACCTCCATATGCTCCTAAGTTTTTAGTACATAATGCGTAATAGCCACTAGGTACTGCGTATTCAAAGTTACCATAACCATCTGCATCTGTGTTGCCTGATGAGATTGCAAAAGATGGAGAGCCAAAGTTAAGTTCAGTTGCTGAATTATTATAATTGTGTGAACCAAACATTACAACACCATTTGCGTCTAAATCAGCTAGTGAGCCTGTTCCTGTTGCACCAGAAGTAGGGTCTCCAGAATTATACCAACTTCCATTAACACCCATATAAAATTTATTATTATCTTTATCAACTGCAAACATAATAATATTATCAT